CGTGCGATAACCTCGCACGCACTTCACCAACCGGACATTCTTCGACTCTCTTTTGAGAGTCCTCTTTATCCGGCAAGCTTATTTAATAGTTGATTAATTTTTACAGTTTTACTGTTTAAGTTTAACCCTACTTCCAATTAATTACACTTACTGAGTGTAATCGATACAGATACCCCACTAGTTATATTTTTCAATATAACGCTTTCAACAATACTATTATTTAGGCTCTACCCCTTGTATATCAGTCTTCCGCGTTCTAGCACGTATGGACATGATAGTACATAACTTCATCACACATTTTATGTGTTGGGTGACTTTTTGACAATAAGTTTTATTATATTGTGATCTGATTTTATTTTGCTTCTACATAGCTGAAGAACGAGACCGGATTGCAATTTTTGCATAAGGCTCGTTTTCAGACTGGACTAGATACCATAAGTATTATTATATTATCTTATAACACCCTACTCCTGATTTGTCAATCAGGAATACTTTGCAGAGTACAACAGAATAACAACAATTTTTACTTCTTCACGGGCACGACTGCAATCGTGCCCCCCCCCCCCATATTTTGTGGGGGGGGGTCCCCCCCTATAAGGGGGGGTTTCTTTAATTACAATTACCATCACTTAAACATGTCGTAGACATTAATCTACGTAGACCTATGACTGGTCTTTCACTTTAAGTGTACTCGGTAGGAGGAGCTCGGCGCATACGGTTCGAGTAACCTCTCCAGATTCATTGTGACGGTTTCGTTTTTCCGACTAAAGACGAACGCAAGTGTTCTGCGAAAGGACATATTTGTAGTGGTGCACACTGCTACATCTTAATATCCCTTGTTGTGCATAGCTCGTCAACGCGACGTACAGTACCCACCATGCTTTTTTCTTCTTGGGGCGCCTCTACGCACCTTTTAGCTACTCTTACCACTTTTATAAGTCTGGGCCAAACTTTTGTTTGTGCTCAGAACTTCTCCTATGACGTAGGAGATATGATTGGACCAGTGTTGGTCCAAAACATGCTAATACCAGAAGAAGATTCAAGCATACCCAAATATTTTTTGCCATCCTACTTTGACTCATTTTTTCTAATTTTTGTGTTAACATTCTTTTTTGTTTCAACTTATGTTTATTACTATTTTTGTGTCCGAGACCTTAGATGGATCGTTTACGATCTTATACTTCTTGATGATGACGAGATTGGCGTAAGGCGTTTGGACAAATTTTTGTTAGAATTTATTAGAGATAGAGAGCTTCATAGACAGAGATATTTGGAAGCTGAGAACAATGCTAGAGCAGATTTTGATGAGCTTGTAGCTCAATCATTAATTTCTGAATCTATTAAAGAATATGATCCATATATAGAGTTAATTTTTAATGTATACGTATTTTATAAGAATTGTGGTATTGAACAGAGGACAGTAACATGTTCCTCAATTTTGTACGCCTCAACTTGTTTTATTAAGGCATATTATAGTTTTTCTGAATTGTACGATTATATAGATATTATTATAGGTTCTGTAGATAAAGAGACTCTTGAAGCTCAATCCGGGCTTCATTCAGCTCGTAAATTTGTAGATAGTTGGAAAGATTTATCCTCCTCTGAACTCAACCATAAATTGAGTAAAGTGGTTAAGGGACTTTTGTCCTGTGGTATGGCGAAACATTTTGATTTGCCATTCACCCCAGATTCCTACAAGAGTTTTTTAGCTTCTCAACCCACTGAGCTTAAACTTTCATCCATGAATGGACTAATGCAGTCTATTGCCGATTTTGTAGTATCATTTGCTGAAGTTGGATATGAGTGTTTTGTTGACAAATCCCTAGCACCCGTTCTTATTAAGGACAGGGCTACTAGGAATTGGATTCATGAATATCAGGCAATGGTCACTCGTTTAGACGAGTTGCCAGTTACCATTAGTTATGATCCCAATGAAATACTTGCATCAATGGATGCTTTGATTGGACGAGGCAATGCACTCATGAATTTTTCACCACGACATATAGGAATTCTTTGGAAGAATCTTATGGATCGTAGATCTCGATTTATGAAAACAGTTAATGTTGCCAGTAATCGTAGATGTCCCTTTTCTGTTCTTATTCATGGACCACCAGGTATTGGTAAATCAACTGTTACCCAGTTGATAGCAACTATTTATCACAGAACAGTCACTTCAGAGAATATATACCCAACTCTGGAGTGGGATCCTAGAAAGAATTTATATACATATAACTCCGAAGATCAATATTGGAGTTCATTTCAAGGAGCTACCCACTGGGCAATTTTAATGGATGATCTTGCACGAGAGCATCCTCGCCAGATTAGCAGTGGTAAAACAACATCTATATCAGATGTTATTACCATTGTTAATTCAGTTGGTATAGCTACTACCCAAGCTGCTATTGAGGATAAGGGATGTATTCCCTTAATTCCTAAATTAGTTCTTGCAACCACCAATACTAAGGATTTGAATGCAGGTTATGCAGTTGCTGAGAAATCAGCAGTTTTGCGTCGTTTTCCGTACGTAATTAAACCTGTGTTGAAACCAGAGTATTTAGATCCAGTCACTGGCATTATGAAAAAGATGTCAATGGTGGTTCATGATGCTTGGGAATATGAAATTGAAACAGTTACACTTCAAGCTGATACATCAGGTAAAATAACTGTTGTTTATAAACCACACCGTCCTGAATTAGATTCAGAACGGAGATGTACCTCTTCGGAACTTTGTCAGTTCTTGAAAGAGCGCATAATAGCACATGAGAGATCATCTGCCGTTATGGAACATAGTTTAACAGTATCGCCTGATATTCACATGTGTCCTCATGGAATTCTTTCATATTTTCACTGTAATGATTGCACACCACCACCACCCTATGTGCTGCCTCATGATGATGAGGTTGTTCACTTTGATGCTAGCGTCCAGCCAGCATTAGAGGCACAGGCTTGGTGGTGGCCAGGAAGATCAAAACCTAAAGCAGAAACTCTCAGAAATAAAATATATAAGAGGGCGCTAAAAACTGTTATCCGGTATACACCGGGCCCAGTTTACGATAGGTTGATTGATTATTTTGTCGACATTGATGTCCACACACAAGTATGTCTAAACGTTTTGGATGAAAACATACCCACACGTATTAGACTTGTTAGAGAGTGTTTCTTAGCAGCAGCAGCTGGTATAGGAGCGTATTATTTGATTACTCGTGTGGCATCAATGTTTCTTGGACAAAGTGATACGCCCGCTTCTCCTCAGAAAAAAGAAGAGGAGGAGACGGAGGTTCCAGATTATTTTGAAGCTCAAACTAATATTTGGGCTCCTATAAATGGAACTAATGATAGTTTCTTACCACCCATTACTCTGAAGCGGAATAATCTTGCTGAACTCCAAAAGAGTTTGGATAAGAGTAGTTTTGCTTTACACATTGAAGATGATTCAGGGCACAAACAGTCTGTGTTTTGTTTTTCATTGAGGGATGGTTGGTATGTTACTGTCCAGCATGCATTTTCTAGGAAATGTTCTAGTTGGAAATGCGTTGCTGCTTACGAGTGGGAGCAATTTCCCATTAAACCACATTCACCTTTTATTTTGGAAGAGTTTAATCTTAAACGCTTACCCAATGATTTGGTTATGTTCCATTCTGCCAATATTTTGCCTCGTAAGGAACTTTATAATTTCCTTCCGCAAACTATTGATAGAGCAGGACGTAATATTCATGTTTATGATCCTATGGCAAAGACTCTTGGGCATGGTACTACTACTTCTTATAAAGAAACGGTATACCAGTCCCAGGATGATCCTGTTAGAGGATATTTCATGGATGGCACACGTTCTGATAGGACACCAAAGAGAGGTGATTGTGGAAGTATTATAATCTCCGAGAGTATGGGAGGTTATTTTATTTCAGGAATTCATTGTGCTGGCAGTCCACATATCAGTAACCCACGCCTGATTGTTAGTCAGATTAGTAAGGAGATGTTTGAAACGTCTCCTCCTATTTTGGCTATGTCAGGTTATGGTGATGTTAGTAAGTGTTTTGAAGGAAGTTCCAAGAGTGGAGCTTTGAGGACGCCTCATCTTTCAAAAGGAGTTCACCATTGGGCGCATGATTCATGTGGACTGGTGATGGGTTCATATCCTGGGAGAGTTACTTCTACTTCCAGGACTCGAAGATCAAAAATATGCTCTGAAATGGAGCATGTATTCTCCTTTGAGAACCCATTTACTGCACCACTCATGACAGCCGAGCTTGTCAACGGTGAATGGATAAATCCATTTACCATTGCTGCCGAGCAGCAAGGGAAAATTAGCCCTCATTTTAAGGATTCAGAAGCTTTGAAAGTTGCTAATTCTTATATCTACGATATGACACGCGATTCGTCTTGGCTTAAAGATAAAGTTGGACTTTCTTCTTTACGCGAAGCAGTGAATGGCGTCCATGGCGATTCATATATTAATATATTACCAATGGGCACGTCAGGAGGATTCTTTTTCCCCGGGAATAAGAGACAATATTTTGAACTCCTTACTGATGATGAAGGAGTTGAATATTATCATCCCAACCAAGATGTTCTTGACATGGTCACTAGGATCGAAGAGAACTATGCTCTTGGAATCCGCTCGCACGTACTGTTTAACGGGACATTGAAAGATGAGCCCGTTAAATTGTCTAAGCGCATTTCTGGCAAAACACGTGTTTTTACAGCATGTGATGTTGCCATGAGTATTGTAATGAGGAAACAGTACTTGCGAGTAATTCGACAGTTTATGAAACACAACTTTATTACTGAGTGTGCTGTTTCCATGAACTGTTATTCCCTCGATTGGGACAGGTTGTATCAATATTTAACCGCCTTTGGCGAAGACCGTATCATTGCTGGAGATTATTCAGCATTTGATAAAGCAATGCCACCTGTCATCATTCGAACTGCGTTCTATGTGTTAGATCGCCTAAGAGCATACTCTGACTTTAGCACCAGAGATGTTA